AAGTTTTGTCATCAAAGATATTGAATGCGGCATGCACGGGCATCTCGGACCCAACGGAGCAAGGGGAAACCCTCGATCTTTCAGAGGGCTTGGTCGGAAATGCAATACGGGTCACACACATACGGCGGGGATAATAGATGGAATATATACTGCTGGCGTTAGCGCCTCTATGGATTTGGGCTATAATAAAGGCCCGTCGAGCTGGTCGTTTAGTAGCATCATCACTTACGCCAACGGGAAAAGATGTATCGTTACTGTCAAAAATAGAAAGTGGAGAGCCTGACATGGGTGGATATGAACGCGACGTCGATACATTGGCTAGAACCATATGGGGCGAGGCACGCGGGGAAGGTCTCCTGGGAATGGAGGCTGTTGCTGACGTAATCATCAACAGATACAACATAGCCATTGTTCATAAAAATTTCTGGCACTGGCCGGCCTCTATAACTCAAATGTGTTTGATGGAGTGGCAGTTCACATGCTGGAACGACGGCAACAAGGAGAAGATGCTCGAAGTTACGCCGGCGGACATAGTGTTTAAAGCGGCTCTTGCTATAGCATACGACGCAGTAGATGGTTTACTCAAACCTCTTGATATTACGGACGGCGCGACTCATTATTTGAACCCTGACGAGGTAGACATCAAACCGAATTGGGCACACGGTAAACCGTTAGTGGTTATTAAGAATCATGCGTTCTATAGACCCAAAGGCGTCCCAGATCCGAGAAAATTGGTTGATTAAACTGAGAAAGCACAATAAACTTATGTCTCGAAACAATTTTAAAGGAGAAAAACATGTTAAAAGATCTTTGGGAAAAATCAAAAGGTAAAATCGCAGTCGTAGCTGTGACTTTCATGCTCGGCGTTCCCGCCGCTGCTGGCTTCCTTGGTATCGAGGCTGTAGACGGCCCGGATGGCGCCATATGCTTTGTTGCCTCTGCCCCTGAATCCCCCGCTGAATAATGTTGAAAGTTATTGTCGCGTTTTTGTCTCTCGTTAATTCGTGGATAAAGCGGAGCTCTAATAAATTATTATTCAACGCTGGCCAGGATAAAGCAGAAGGAAAACATGCAAAAGAATCACTCAAAAAAACTCGTAAAGCGAATCGCGCTCGCAAGCGTATTAAGCATGATGCTGACAGCTTGCGCGATGACCCGAACCGAAGAGATTAACACCGACGTCGTGTGTGACACTCAATGTGAAGTGTGGTGGAGCTATCTGGACACTGCTGAGACGATCGTGCAAGTTCGTGAGAACAATGCGGTGTATGCTGCTTTATGTGAGCCCAACCCTTGCACAGTGACGCCACAGGCTGTTCAGCAAGTGAAATGCATACAAGCTGCCAAAATGGCCGGGACATCCCCTGACGAATGCTGAGAAAAATAGGGCCGGGTCGTATGGACACCATACAATGCCGGGGATTACCAGCCGCGCGAGCCACAGCCCACATTTATATAGTAATGTATTTGTGCTATATTGGGTATATGTCTTTTAGAGTTATCATCAATGGAGTTTTTGTTTGTATCGCTGTCTATGTTATCTTGCTTGGTGTCGGTGAGATAAACATGAAGTTGATCAAGCTTGTGTTGACGAACAAAACATATTTTTGTGGATACGCGATTTGATTCGTGTATTATTGAGATAACAACACCCGGTACGCCGCTGGTTTGCGTGAGGGGCTATGAGGATAGCCAGAGATCGTACAAGCGTACCGGGTTTTTTATTGAGGCTGCGGCGTGGAAGCTACAGAACGTATAGCCCTGTTCTGTTATAACACTGGGAAAGACACGCGGGAATAATGCAGTTCAACAACGTATAGAGGGGCGCATCGTCTCTTGTAAATCGTTATAGTAGGATTAGCGCCCTGCCAGCCTCATGTTTTTTGCCGTATAGCTCAGTGGTAGAGCAGACGGTCGATAACCGTCAGGTCTTAGGTTCAAACCCTAATGCGGCAACCACTCACATCACCCACGCTAGAGCTCCCCAAAGCAGCGCACCGGTCAAAAATTCACCGCGCGCAGTCGCTACCGAATCATTGAACAATCCCCAGCCCATCATGTACGCTACAGCCTTGAGAATACCAGAAGCAATGATACACAGACCAACGGGAACGCTAACGCATGCGAGATATACAAGACCACAGGCAGCAGTGACAGACACGCCACTAAGAGCAAGCCCAAGTACATCGTACCAATATTCGGGAAGGTGTTTTTTAAGTGGTTTAATAATAAATTCAATAGTTTCATCGTCTCTCGGTTTCTCCCACGTTCCCAGATCCATCCACCCGCCATGTCCACTCAAGACTGCCAGGGTCGTGGCAATTAGCACGACCCCAGCAGCCCACCAGGAGATGTTAGCACATGCTAAGGCGTAAGGCAGGGAGAAAGCGATCTGATTGAACGGACGAGGGAAATATTTCTTGTATTTAGATGCATGACCGCGCCACCTATAAAGCACGCCGCCGATCAACGCCATCAACAATACATTCATTATGCTCTGATGGATTTTCTAGATGACATCCAGTCTTTCGCTTCTGTCGAAAGCGGTGTTTCATTCTCAATATTATCTATAATTTCTTCAAGCTTTCTGGCTATGCTTGCTAAATTTTCTGTTTGAGACAAGCTGTCAATTTTCACCCTGTGTGCTTGATATTCAGATATTATATCAGCCTGTTTAGCCGCAGACGGTTTAGAGCCAAGACCAGAGGGCCAAGCTGTAATTTTACCATCTTTAGTTTCTATTCCTTTTTCGTGGTTGTATTTCCAACCTAATGCTGATCCTATCATGCTGTTACCTCCAAAATCTCTATTGAACTAATAAGCCCTCCGCCGAATATTCTAGCCCCACTTTTACCATTGATTGTAAGGGTTCCAGCATCATCATCACCCACCCGTATTTTGAATATGGTTTCGCTAGTTGTTCCAGCCGCGAGTTCATGATGTAAAATGACCGTGCTAGGGCGATCGTTATCAGCGGAGTTATGAGTAGCCACAGCAAGGGCGTTTACGGTGGCGTCCTGAAATAAGGCAATCGTCATATTTGAGCTTGCCGTGGAATGGGCCATATGAACGGTAGCTCTTATGATTAGCCTGTTAGTAGCATCTAACGGAGTTATAGCTCTCGTGACAACCTCTACTCCCTCACTGTTTTGTGGTAGAGTGTCATCATCTGGAATTAAACTAGTAGTAGTAGACACTGAGGCTGTAGTACCTATAACGTGTTGAATAAGCCCGGCGGAAACACCGGCACCTTCTACCCAAGGCACGAGCAACCACGCCCCAGCCGATGAATCGGCTGCAGCATCGAATATTAGCTCAATTCTATCAGTCCCTATCTCACCGCCTGAAAGAGCGCCGGCAGACGAATCAAATACCTTTTTTGTTCCAAGCTGAGTGCCACCAGTCTGTCCTATACTCAGCGTAACAGCACCTGTATTCGGTCCTGTCGGTATGAAACTAATTCTTGCCCCGTCAAAATTATCATAATCAGCTGGAATAACGAACCCTGACGCACCGGTCACTGGCGTAGTGGTTATAGCATCAGCCGTTCCAGCAGCAACAACGCTTGTGGCTCCACCCCCATGCAGGAATAGTGATTCTGCTAGTTGTAGAAACGTCTCAGCCGTTCCGTCTGCTGGTGCTAATGTGAGGCCCGCTCTTGTACATGCATTTTCAAGTTCTTGGGCCATGCTATTAAATTCGCCCGCGCCATGTTTTTCGATAGTTATACTATCAGGAACACCGCCTTTATTTTGCTTGGTTTGATAATCTCTCATCGGAATAAAACCTCTTCAATTATTAATAATACATTAGCTGGTATTACGCGCTCGAGCACACATCTTAGTTTAGTCTGGTCTGCTGCTCCTGTAAACTGATATTCAAATTCGTATTCAAATTTCGGATCTTGGACGGGAAGCTCTGCAACTATAACAAATTTCTCATCAATTTCACCAAGAAAAATCGTTTCGAAGTCATACTCGAACGTATAATACTCTACACCAGTAAAAAGAATTATTCCAGCACCGGGAAACAGTTCGTCTACATAAGCTTGCATTTCAGCCAGTGTTACAAACGGTGTGCGCCTTAATCTTTGTATTACCGCGTCTCTTCTAGCCTGTAGATCAGATGTCACACCCAGACATTCATCTGGAAGACCGACGCTTTCTTCCCATTCATTAATCAGAATACTGGTGGTGGTGTTGATATTAAATTCATTACATAATACTTCTATGTTTTTTTGAGTAGTATTAAACGGCTTAGCGGCGCCGCTTACAAGGGCTTGTAACGTTGTTCCATCAACAGCTTTAGCCTCCCAAGCCTTACCCTGCGGCAAGTGTTCAACTAGCTGAGCGGTTGTGCCACTTTGAGTTGGCGTTTTGAATATATCTTTAGTAACTGCCATTTTTATATCGTGAAGGTTACGTTTCCAAGGGTTGCTATTTCACCATCCGCAATAACTATGTTTCCGGTGGGTGTTGAAAGGGCGAAGGATTTAATGAAATCTCCCGTTTGAAGATCTTCTGTGTTCTGGATAGCTCCTAAATACGAAGCTTCCTGTACATCTTCCTGGAAGTCGACCGAATCTTCGAAGAACGCCGCTAATTGATCTTCGACTGCCGTTCTCATTGTGGGTGTGTCAGGACTTAAAGCCGTGAGGTCAAAGTTCGTGCTGACCGTAACGGGCGCAAATACAAACAAGTCACGACTGTCTGTATTAGCCGGAAGCTTGCCGTTATCAATAATCGCTGTTTTTGTGATGTCCAATACGGTCTGTGATGGAATTATACTTGAATCATTATCACGCAGAATATAAACAGTCACTTGACCAGCCGTCGGCGTGAACCCAACTGCCGGCGCAGGGTCTGTTTGGACTTCTTGGGCACTTATAACGAACACTCTTGTGTTACCTGTAATACCAAGTGCTGCTAGTTTTATCTGATCCGCTGTAAACACACCTTCAATGATGGAGCGGCTCAGTAATATCCTAGCCCTGAACGCAACATCTTCTTCTTGTGCTGCCCCGCCACTAATACCGTCGATCTGAGCAAAACCGGCGGCATCGGCGTTAACTATAGGAGTTTGAAGCGTCAGAACTGCACCGCTATCAAGATTAGTGGTCTGACCGGTGTCTTGCGATTCGCACGGGACGATGGCATATGTATCAGCCGCCGTAATGGCTCCTGTTGCGGGTGTGGAAGGCGACCCAGGCACTGTGTAGGTGAATTGCGTTCTCGTCGTCGCTATGATTACAAACGTGCCGTTATAATCGCCCTCATTTGCACCGGCAATGGTCACTGATTGACCCGTAGCTAGATTGTGATCGGATGTAATTGTAACCGTTGCAGTCGTTCCTGAACGCGTTATAGTGCTGACAGATATACTTACAACTTGGATGGTTGAGCCGGCGGTTGATTGATAAACAAGACCGTTCGCTCCGTTGAATAGAGTAGCAGCAGGAATAACAACCCCGTTCGTACCACCCAGATTAATGTCACCGGTTGCTTTGGATGCAGCCAGTCTCGTGAGCGCTTCATACCCGCCCCATAGATCTAGGAAATCACCTTCGGCAGTTTGAGGGAATAATTGTTGTTCTAAATCTCTAACGGTTAGACTGACCGTATAAGCAAGCGCCGCTGCGCTCTCAAGAAACGGACGGGCAAAGCTGCCGAAAATCGTAGGGTCTACTGACGATAATAGCCTGCGTAATTCCACTCTCGCTTGATCTGCTAAAACTTTAAACGGTTCAAATATTAGCATTAGTTTTTTCCTTCTAGCTTTCTATATTACTCAAGTTTGTGCGTCTCCACAAAACTGAAAATCGTTCCACCCTATTTTGAAGGGTCTTGATGATAATGTCTATCTCAATTGCGCGTGTGTCTGTTTGACGCACGGCTGTAGCTACGTCTTTGGCAATCCCGTCTTCGACCATCCATACAAGGCTCTCTCTGGCGGCTTGTTTAATTTGATTTAAAATGTTCTGAGTGATTCTAGACTGTTCATAGAGCCACAGGGTTGATCCCAGATCGCGCCCTATTTCAGCAGTTAAGATGTCACCCACCCAACCACGACGGCGCTCAGGGCTTTCTACATTAGCAGAAGGGGCGCGCGCATCTGTAAAAAGACTGATGATGATAGCTGTTTCGAACCCATCAACTGATTCGAAATCGTTGTCTTTGACCCTGAGATCAAAAAAACCATTTGCGTCCTGCTTTACTAAAATATCCTGTGACATTGTCTTACTCTACCATAATTTACATCTGTTCGTTAGGCTCATCAGTCGGTCCGCCTGAGTCGTTTTCATCGTGCTCATGTATGTTATAAATACCACGCATGTCGCCCAAGTTATTCGTGTTAACCAAATGATTATCAATAATATCGCCGGTCGCACGGAGATCTCCGACAACTGTCACCTGAGTAGCAGTCATAACAATCTCGTTGGTCTTTACCAAAATAGAAGTGCTACCGTTCACATTATTTATCAGTATGTCGCCGTTCGCTTTGAAATGAATATATGAACCACTTAGATAATTACCAACTGCGACTTCGCCTTTTGCCAAGTTCTTCAGTATCCGGTTGTTCGGATCATCGACGATGGTGATAGGATTGCTTTCCTGCCCATTCTGAGACCACATGAGAGCCATGCTGTTATCGGGTGGATTATGCATCAAACCATACGGCGTGAAGATGTTTCCTTTGACATCTTTGGTTCTACCCTGATATTTAAACGTACCGAATCGGAGTTTACCCGAATCATCACTGCTGATCAGACGCCCTATTTTAAATAGTTTTTTTATTCTGTGCATCATAATGGTCTGTCAAACTTCTCTTCTGTATCCGGCGCATCTAACTGAAACGCATCGCCGTCATCACTTGTCCGATCGTCTTGCTGTGTTCTGTCTCTTACCTGATATGCCTCTATGCGTGCACAGGTGATTGTGGTGCGCGTTCCAGTGTTTATATTAACATTATACTCAACTGCCCGTATTACAAAGATACCACTAACATCGGCAACTTCATCATCTACCACAACACGTAAACCGAAATCCCATATGCTAACATTACCGTCTCGCACACCCTGAACTGTGGCCTCGTATTCCATTGAGCGTGCATGCCTGATGTTTTTTTCTTCTTTGGCGCGATCTATTGATTCATCATCATCCATAGTTTCTTCGCCCTGGATCTCAAGAAAGCGACTCTTTCTTATTTGGTTGTCGGTTGAAGTTCCCTTCCGATCAATACCGCCACCTGCATAGTCAGCATCATCAAAAGTGCCAAAATTATCCTGAGAAGAAACTCTGTATGTATTGAAGCGATTCTGGTTATTGATTCGTTTTTCAAATGCAATAACATTATTACGAGGATCGCCTTCACGATTAATCAGAGGCGTTATCGCAGCAAGTTGAAGTGGCCTGAATATCTGAAGCTTTCCATTACCATCTGTAACAAGATAAACCTGTTTCTTACGGGC